TGGCTTGGCTGTTGCCACTGCCACAATAGTTGCCAGCTTTGCTGGCTCAGTTCGTTGGTTAGTTAAGCACTACCTCACAGAATTGAAACCAAATTCAGGCAGCTCGATGCGCGACTCACTCGATAGATTGGAACTCCGCGTCGACAGCCTGTATGAACTAGTAGCAGGAAAGAATCGTGAATGACAACTGTAGCCAAGAGAGCCACACCTGCTGCTCTTGCTGTGCTTCGCCAAGCGACGGCACTGCAACCAAAGCGGAAGAAAGCAAGCGATGGTCTTCTACCATCTGCTGCTCACCTAAGACAGAGTCCGACTTCGGATCACAATACTGGGCTAGCAGTAGACCTTACCCATGATCCAGCAAATGGTATCGACTGTGAAGAAATATTTGAAAAACTTAAAGAAGATAAGCGCGTTTCATATCTTATCTTTCAGAATAGGATCTGGTCTAAAGAAAAATCCAAGCTGGGAAACAGACGGTACACTGGGAGTAATCCTCACAATAAGCATCTGCATATTTCTATTGTTGCCAGTGGTGCTGCCGATACTTCTCCTTGGTTTTGGTGGATGAATCAACCTAAGTTGATTAATCAAGTTAAGGCAGCCGTTGCTGCCATCCCAATAAAGAAAGCTTACCCAGCAGAAGATACATCTAAATGCTGTCAGCACTGTCCATCTAAGAAGTAGGGGTAAATCGTGGCAACGACCAACAAGTATCTTAAAGGCGATCTGCCTATTGTTCTTAGCACAAGTATTCCTACAGCGTTGGTTAGATACCAACGCGAGGACTTCGCTGCTTCTTATGCAATAGGTAATACACCTTGGCTGTCTGCTGCCTCCGACAACAACCGTATTAGTCGTATCACTACGACATACCAGAAGGAACGTATTGACCAGAGCTCAACTACTGGTGAACAATCCCTTACTAACTGGTGGTTACGTTCTGCCACATCATGGCACAACGGTGCGGGCGAAAGATACTACGACGCTGACACTAGTGATCAGTTTAGATTCTATGAATCAAACAACATTAACCCTTGGGATCTTGGCGAGATTAAACTATTACCAGCCACAACAAACCTAAACACATCTTCAGCAACCAGCCCTGCGACTGTATCTAGTGGGACATTTTATATTTCTGGTGGTTCTGTTAAATTCTATAACGGATCAACCACCACAACAACATCATTAGGAACATCAACAACTGCACAAACCTTAACATCAGATGGAACATTTGCATTGGTGGGAACCAATGATGGTATCTATCAGGTAAGCACAGCGTTAGCTGTGACTAAGTTATACTCTAAAAAGGTAGGCGTTACTACTCAAACAGTTCAGTCTATTGCTTACGTCAAGGATAGAATTGTTGCTGGTGTTATGCACGACAACACAGATATGCACCTCTATGAATTGGCAAGAAACCCAGCCAGCCCACCTGTAACTGTAGGAACAGGTGATGTCAGGTTTACATTTGCTAATACATCTATAGCGTTTAGTTCAATTGCAGAACTACCAGGTGCTGTCATAGTTGGCTATACACAAGGTGCTGTATCTAGAGTGCAGATGTATACCATTAACCCAACATCCCCAACCGCTGCAATAGTTGGACCAACTATTATTGCTGAACTTCCACGTGGTGAAACATTAAACCAGATGCGTTCATACCTTAATGAGTATGTCGTCCTTGCTACAACAAAAGGATTACGTGTTGGAACTGTTGGAACAGATACCCAATCGTTTACCTACGGTCCATTAACAATTGAAGGCGAAGTTAAAGATATAGCTTTTGATGAATCATATATCTATGCAGCAAGGTCTACTCAGTATTCTGGAACAAATGGATTATGGAGAGTAAACCTATCAACCGTTATAGATAACGGTTATGCGTATGCATCTGACTTATCAACCGATGCTGGCACAGTAAACGGTATAGCTTTTATTGGAACAACTGGTCGTAAATTTATTACATCATCAAGCGGTGTATGGACTGAGCATGCAACCAATCTAGCAGCATCTGGATATTTGAAATCTGGATGGATTAGATGGGGAACTACAGAAAAGAAACAGCCAGTTAACTTAAACATATCAACACGACCAAACTCTGGTGGTGTTATTAGTATGGAACTTGTAGATCAATCAACCCAGACCGTTAACATTGGTTCGTTACCTATTGGTCAGTCAGTAGAGATCGGTCTATCTGGTTCTGTTCAACCAGCAGATCACTTTGAAATTACATTTAGCTTTACAAGAGATGTAGCAGATGCTACTAAGGGAGCTGTTATGGAATCATGGCAGATCCGTGCATTGCCAGCACCACTGCGATCAAGAACAATAACTGTTCCATTACTTTGCTACGACGAGGAAAGAGATTCAAACGGTGTCACAAAGATTACAAACCCATGGGAGAGAATCAGTTATCTCGAGCGTATTGAGCAGAATGGCGGAGCAGTTCTCTACCAAGACTTCTCAAGTGGTGAGGAAAGAGTCTGTGTTATCCGCGCTATTCAGTTCGAGCAAACTGCACCTCCCACTTATGCGAGCGGGTTTGGTGGAATCGTCACAGTGCAGTTGCAAACAATTGATACCGAACAAGCAATCCAGTGATTGAAAAATATATTGCATTAGTACAACCAGAAGAAAGATCGCCATTGGTTACACAGGTTCGTGTAGCTCTTAATGTTGCTGGTGATGATCAGCTAGATGCTCCCCTACAGGAAATACTCAAAGGGTTGCAGCATCGCTATGACATCCCAGCAGTCGGGTGCATCAATATAGCCACGCTGGATGCGCTCGCAGTTGCTCCACCAGAATGGTAGGGCGAGAAGAGAGGGGGACTTAATTGTCCCCCTCTTTTTTTATTTATATAATCTTTCTTAACCAGAGCTGGTAGTTATCTTCTATCTTTTCTACCTTGCCATTAAGTAAATGACACAGTGCATCAATGGCATAGCGTGGCTCATAGAAGTCACCTTTACCCTCGCTCCATCCGTAATCATCAAAGGCAAGGATGCCACCGACCTTAAGTTTGTCATACGCATTTGACCCATCACGTAATACAGCGAATGCAGTGTGGTCTCCATCAACATAGATGAAGTCAAAGATTTGTTCTTCACCTATACCAGCAAAGTATCTATCGCTAGTCATCTGCATTACTACTACCTGTTGGTCAAAGATGGCTGTCGCGTTTTTATCTGTGTATGTTTTGAATACATCTTTCCAATCCATGTTGAGATGGACTGCTTCATTGGAACCTTCCCATGTATCTACATCTACAAGGAATGAAGTTGGTTGCTTAAGAATATTCTCGACCATCCACTTGGTTGCATCCCCTGTATAAGCACCAACCTGAAGGCACTTGATCTCCCTGTCTGCCAGAGGCAGAAGGTTTCTTTCAAAGTTCTCTCTTGCGCTTGTTGATTCAAACCAGTTTGGGTATGTCATAACTTCCTATTCTCTTTCATCGGCTCGCCCTATGGCGAGCCTTTCCCGCCCACCACCCCTCTACCCTATACCAATACTGGTAAAAAAGAAAGGCGTGTCGCTACCAAGTAATCTTGGTTACGACTGGTATCCTACTGGAATGAATGAACTTCCTCCGCACCGCTCGTTTAGCCAGCTATCCACCTGGCAGTCCTGCCCTCAGAAATATTATCTGAGTAAGGTCGCCATGGTTCCAGAGAAACCAGCAGTGTATCTTGCTGCTGGCTCCGCCGTCCATTCAATGTTGGAGTGGTTAAACCATGAGCTCTACAGACAATCCAGACCCGACACAACTAATTGATCAGCGAGGTGTGCCCAGCAATGAGTGCATCAACTGCGGATCAAACGTTCAAGTAATACGAGCAATCTTTTCAGACTACGAACTAGTCATGTGGTTCTTAGACTCCTTCTGCGCCCAATGTGGGTCACCGATGACAGCCCCTACACCTATAGACCACCCAGATTGGAACCCCGATGACTATCGATTTGACTTCTAAATGGTTAGAGGTATTTAATGATGCTGTTCTGGAAACAGAACAGAAGACTGGTATTCCCTCTACGGAGTGGAAGACAGCAGGACGCAAGACCACCTTACGTCCTGATGGGGAAGATCTGCCCTTTTGGCAGAGCGATGGACTCAAGCAGGTTGAGGCATACTATAACTGGTATGAACAATCTGGTTGGAAAATTGCAACAATGCCTGATGGTCGTCCTGGAATTGAATGGGCTGCTGATGTGTTCTTCGGGGGCACACCAGTGCGTATGGTTGTTGATGCGATCTACCAAGTAGGGGAAGACTTGGTTATCGTTGACTACAAGACAGGTTCCAGGACACCATTCGGTGCAATCCAAGCAGGTCTCTATGCCTCTGGTATTGAACGTAGTTACGGCATCCGCCCTAAGTGGGGAGCCTTCTTCATGACTCGCAAAGGCGAGCTCGATGAATTGATTGACCTATCACATCTGTCAATGGAATATTTTGATTATGTATTTGGCGCGATGAACGCTTCCGTCTGGGAAGGTTGGTTCCCGCCATCAGTTGGTGACTCATGCAGGATGTGCAGTTTTACGGCACAATGTCCTGCAATGGGTGGCAAAGATTTCCCATTACAAATCCAGGGAAAAAGAAAAGGAGATGAACTAGATGACTGAATCTATGTTCTCGTATACAGGCAAGCTAAACTCAACTGATCTATTTACCGTTCGTGGTAATAGTGTTAGCGAGTTCAGTGCAAATCTAACAGCAGCAGTAGAAGCAATTGCTTCCGCTACTGCGCTACAGCAATCACTTAACAACCGCTCAGGTGGTGCGTCAGGTGGTGCATTTGCTGCTTCAGCAGCAGCAGTGCAAGTGCTACAAGATGCTGGTCTCAATCCAACTCCAGTTGCAGCAGGCACATCCGCTGCAGCAATTGAAGTAATCATAGATCGCTACGTTAATGAATGGACATATGGACATCCAGATGCTCCAGCATTACCAGATGGTCGTGGTAAGTATGCAAAGAAGAAGGGTACTTCCAAGGCTGGCAAGGCTTATGTTGGTTGGTTTGACCCAGCCAAGGGACCAAAGCCTTTTACTCCAGGTGCAGTAGAAGCAGAAACAATCTGGGCTAAGTAACTATGCGTTCACTGTTGCAGGTAGTGGGGGTTGAATCTCCTGTCGGGCATATGCTCCCAGAGATTCTTCCTCAACTTACTCAATCACAGGTAGTGTTTCGTCAAGCGCAATTGCATTTGATAGCAGCACAACCTGGTGGTGGTAAGACACTACT